TACTCTTGTTTTAACTCGTTTTGAACATATCTCTCTAGCATTGAGTGTCTCCATTCAAAGTCTCTTATTATGTTCTCTTTGTCTAGTGATACTTCCCCTTTACCATTGTCTATAATAAATTTAGTTACTTTTGGCTTTTTTATACGTAGAACATTATATTTCTTCTCTAATGCTAAACAAAAGGAGTCTATAAATTCTTGAGTACAATTTTCGGCGGTGATAGCTACATTAAGATTATACGGTAAATCTCCAGGTATTTTCTCAGCTACTTTATCATTTTTCAATTTAAATGTATAATAGCCATTAGAAGATGCTATTTTAATGAACTCACTTGTTTTCTTATTTAAATCCCATTCTATAATTCCATGTGTTAAATCTTCTCCAAAGTTCTGTTGTATCAAACTAGATGGATAAGCTGCTGTTCTTTCTAAATTGAGATATTGATGTTTGTGAATGTCTCCCAATAAGATGTAATCATAGTCTGCATGATTTAATACATCTAAATAATTTCCTTCTAATAGATATCCGTATGCTGTTGCCGAGTTCTTTACCGGTCCATGATACATTAATATCTTTGTTTCTGCATCAAAGGATTTTGCGGGGATTACATTTTCAATCTTATCTTTGACATGTAATAAACTAAATGCTATTTGTTCATATTTATACACATTTGTTTCATTCAAGAAATGTAATGTAGGTAGATTTAAACTGTTTATGATGGGAGTTAATGCATCTAATCTTGTTTTATTATTTAGATTTAAGTCATGGTTTCCTAATATTACTATGGTAGGAAGCATGTTACATAATGTAGATAATAGATTGGATACTACTGAGAATAATTCTGGAGACATGTTTGTTTTTGAATGTACGATATCCCCGCCCAAAAATATAATGGAATTGGGTGTCATTCTCTCCTCAATGATTTTATACAATTTCTCAAACACTTCTATATATTCTTCATGTCTTTGATAATTGTAAACATGAATATCTGAAATGTGAAAAATCTTATCCACTTTTCTTCCTGTGTCCTTTATTAGAATCATAATAAATTTGTTATTGCTGAATACTCATTAATTTCAACTGCTCCTTCTATAGCATCCCATGTGTCATCATACCCTAAATCGCTAGGATCTTTTGTACCTAAGTCAACTAGCTTGGTAGGAATGCCAATGGCTCCTAATTCCAAACAATACTTTATAGCTTGTTTCTTTTTATCCGGGTCAATAGCAACATATACTAAAGGAGTTTCTTCCATGAGTAGTCTATGTTTTAACTTTTCTGATATGATGCTGCCCGTTAAATAAGTCACATTTCTTCTTACTGATACACTGTCGAAAAAACCCTCTACGATAACTATTGGGAATTTAAAATCTAAGAAAAACTCATTGACTATAATATCATTTATCTTAACAGGAGCGCCTAAGTATTTATAAGGCGAAAGACCTGTGAAATCTCTGCCTTCAAAAAAATTAAGTGTGCCGTTCTTGTCATAGGAAGGTAGTATAATTCTGCCTGCGTACTTACCTGTTAGACAATATCCAACCTTATGTCTTACTATGTCCTGGTTTGTGAAAGAAGGCTTGAATCTCCTTAAAAAATTCAATACAGCTTTATTGGGTTCCTTATTCAATGATACATATTCATCGGGCAATTTCAATAAAGCAGTAGGAATGTCTATTTGAGTATCATCTTTCATTTGATAATACTCTAAAACATTTCTAAGTTGATCAATTTGAGTCTTTGTGGCACCGCATTTGTAGAAAAGATTACTTACACTCCTACCTTTAGTTTCGCAAATCCAACAATGATACTTTTGATTAGTTAAATTTACACTTAACTTCTTTTTGTGGTGATTGCAGAAGGGACAATGAAATACAATGTCTGATTTACCCGCTGATTCCGAAGAACCTAGCACTTCCTCTAAAACCGATAATAATCTAAAACGCATATATAATTATTTTTTCTCTTCAAACCATTGCTTAGGTATGGAATAAGCCGCCCATTTTATATTGTGTTTATTGCACCACTCGGCGTAAGTGGTTTTAGCTCCTTTTGAAATTCTTACATGAGGATCCTGAAATACAATCCTGATGTCTAAATGAGGATTACATGAAATAATATCCATCATTTTTTTACGTTCTTCTAAAGTCCATCTTCCTTTAGCTTCTATAATAATATTATTGGGTAACTCGAAATCTGCTAAATAAGTTCTAGGAGTTTCGGGTTTTATGTACTTAATAACTTTTTTCTCATACAAATCTTTAGGGTTTACTCCCAAAGAGCCTGATATTTGTAGAGCAATAGACTTTTCGAAATTAGATCTGTACCCTTCTTTCTGCGCTAGTCTAGTCTTAAATGAATTGTTAAAAAATCCTGCCATGTCAATAATCAAATTTTACAATAACATTTAAATCTACATCATCTCTTTTCTTTATTGCTTGTCCCATTTTACCTACTGCAATTAGCTCGTTATATTTGTTGTACAAGCCAATAGTAGTTATGTAAGGAGATAAAGAACCTGTGAAATCATCCAAATACTCCGTACTCTTAACAGTCTTAGTAGAGGAAGGGTTCAATGTGAGATTAAAATCACCTCTTTTAATTCTGCATAACATTTCAAATTCATACAAAGTTAAACTATTTTTATAATAAAGCAACCAATTGTTAGATAAAATTTCATGATATTTTTTATCCGGGCTTGTGATTACTAAATTACCTGTTCTATAAAACACATTACCCACTCTACTTGTCTGGTAACATGAAATAGATGATGTATTATATAAGCTAGCTACATTCTGAGATGTTGCTGCTCTATTGTAAAATCTTAATTCATCTATAAGTCCTGTATATCCATTTCTTCCATCAAAAGAAGATGCTCCTATCATTATATCACTTACATTGACAGTTTCATCTTTAACATCTGCTCTTGATGAATTTAATGTTCCATCTATTGCTAGTTAATATGCTCTGAGATACTGGCGCTTTTAACCAAAAACTTATGGTGAAATTGTCTGCTGATTCAAAACTAACTGCATCAAAATTTTTAGTGTGAATATAACCGTCGCCATAGAATTCCGCAGCTAAACCTGTTCTCGTGCCGTTAATAGGAATACCACTTGAATAAGCTACTTGATATGATTTTGATTTTTCTTGAGGCTCAATAACTTCACTCTCGTATCTTATAAACAATGTCTTTTTTCCTCCCCTACCATAAGTGTAAGCTTTGTGAGCATCTTGAAATCCCCAATAACCGCATAAATTATCTGTATTTAAAAAAGAACCTGTATTTATATTACTGTCATATAAATTATTGTATCCATCATCTACTACATTTATATTATTGTTTAGTCCTTTTAAATATAGTGTATTCTCTTTAATCTTATCTCCAAAATTTAAAGATGGAATTGATATTAAACTAGCTGTTAAAAATAAATGTTTAGTTGTTCTATTTCTATCCCATCCCTCCAATGATGTTGTCCATGAAAATCCTTTATGAAAATACAAATGATTTAGTGATTTATAAACAATGTATTTATAAGACCCGTCTGCATTTTTTGGATATGTAACATCTTTTGAAGAGCTCAAATATATAGGAGATTTATAGTATAAAGCTTGTTGAACTTTATATCCATTCTTTGCATAACTTCCTGTTAAAATATAATATTCTTTATTTACTTCAAACGGGGTTATAGTAAAATCCTCACTTTTAACAGCTGAAAATGTACTCATATTAATATTTAAGTCTTACCGTAAAAACTGATTCGTCTGTAAAATTCTTGATAATAGGTTTAGATAATTTTCCTACTGCTATCAATTCTTTACTATCATTATATAATCCTATTGTTGTAATATAAACTTGAGGATTTACAGAAAAATCTTCTTTTATAGAACCATTTTCTTCCGTCAAGTATTTAGTTAGTTTTTTACCTTCTTCTGAATTAGGGTCTAAGGGAAGCGATAAATCGTTTTCATTAGTTTCCGGAAGAGTATTGTATGTAAAGAAACTTGTATTGTTAGAGTAATTGAATTCTTTATTATGCAATCTGATAAAATAATAATCATTATACTCTCTAATAAGTCTTCTAGCTTTCATTCCTAAATAATCTCCGCTTACATCTTGTAGTGTTCCCGAGCCTGATATAGATTTAAACAGTTTGTGAGCATTTTGTCCATTTATTTCCGAATCTTTAGTTGTAGCAAAGGAGGCTGATAAATCTAATTTATTCCCGTCTAAGATAACTACGCCTAATGATGGGAATAATTTACCATAATATTTAGGAAATTGGGAATTGTACACTCCGCTTTCAATACTCCCTGATACTATGTTGTAAAATACTCCAGAATTTAAGTAATCCGGATTGGTGTTAATCTTAGAGTCATCTATTAATCTTAGTACTTTATTATTTCCTGCTAATCTGACATTTGAACCTGTATGAGTAGCAGTAGTACCTCCGCCTGATAAATACGCAGATCCTGATAAATGAGCTATATTTATTTCAATAACTCCCGCATCTATTCTATCTTTTAATCTCTTTGATTGATAGTTTATTACATAGATACTATCAGTTGGAGTGCCTGTTAAATTAAATTTACCTTCTGATTTTTCTAAAATTATATTTCTATATTGTCCGTAAACAGCTTTACTTGGAGTGATATTTATTTTACCCCCCTCGTCAAATGATCCTGACCCTCCACTGTGCCCGTATGCGATACTGAATTGAATGGAAGATGTTGAAGATATTTTTGGGTTTTCATCATATATGTGAGTATAGTAATTAGAAACAGAATTAGATGTACTTCCTGTAAAAAATGTTTTTAAATTTCTAATGTTATTAGAAAATAGTCCTTCTGTAACATCTACTATATACTTTCTTTTATCTATATCTTGAATCTCTTTTAACCAGTATAATTCCGGCTTATATTTACCTATGTATCTACCAATAGCTTTTACTGTAGTACCTTCGGGTACGTTTACAGTAATATTTTCAGGAGTTTTATATATGATTCTGTCATAGTCAAAATCACTAAAAGAAACGGTATTATTTCCTGGAGAAACTGGAATTACAAAGTCTTTATTTCCTTTATTAGCTCCATTTATAAAAATATCAGGTAATTTTATTTCATTCGGAGGAGATGGGTTAAAAAAAACAGATACGTCTAATTGAGTAGGGGGTGGAGGAGGTGGAGGAGCGATAGAAGGGAATCCGGTACCTGTTTCAGGATCAGGTCCTGGTGTGCCGTAATATTGAAAAAAGGGTGTTAAATCTAATCCTATTATCGCAAAATTAGTTCGGTTACTAGACCAGAAAGGCTCAGTAATAGTAGCAGTAAAAGTAGAACCTTGCTGTATTGGTTTGGTTTTCAAATCAGAACCAAGGTGGTATGAATTAAAATTGAACTGACTAAATACCATATCAGAATAATTCCAGAAACCTTCATTACTAACATTAGCAGGATTAGGGGGAATAAATCCAAAATACATATCTCCAGAAAAAACATCTCCTGGTTTAGTTATAAATAAACCAGTATCAAATGTTTGTTCTATCTTACCAAGTATGTCACCCCCCGGTCCAGGAACTTGTGGACTAAATGTCGGATTAGTTATTTTAAAAGTTAGGGGCTTTCCATTAAAATTTATTGTAATTGGTGGAAATGTAGAGAAGTCTTCAAAAATAGCATTCCTATCATCTCTACGGGGCATAGATACAGAATACTTAAAATATAATTTTTTAGGATTTGATGGTATAGTTTCTGTCTTAAACTTCTGGTAAAGTAGTTCTAAGGTTGGATCAGTAATTCGATAATTAAATCCATTCTTTGAGAGAATATAGTCTGATAGTTCATCTGATATCCTATATGTATCTAATGTTTGATCCATAATATTTATATATTATTAAAAGTCTAGTTTAACTTTAAGCAAAGCTTCTCTAGTGAAACTCTTTTGTAGTGGTTTAGACAACTTAGCTACTGCAACTAATTCATAAGAATCTGTATACATTCCCACTGTTGTTATATATACTTTAGGGTCATTTATAAAAGTAGGTTGTGAGAAGTCTCCTTCTGATCCTGTTATAAATGTAGGATTATTACTGAAATTATACCTATCATTTCTTACTCTAACAAAATAATGAGTAGATTTAACTTTTTCTGCGCTTCTTGCTTGAAATCCTAAAAAATCTCCCGAGGTATCTTGAAATTTAGCAGATCCAGACATAGACTTGTATAGTTTGAAAGCATTATCCCCTGCTACCTCGGACCCTGATACAGTTCCAAAAGAAGAAGACATGTCTAAAGCTACACCATCGATAATTACTACTCCTATATTAGGATATACTAGACCATATCTATGTGGATTGCTAGGATTATAAACTCCAGATTCTAAAGAACCGGATACTAAATTGTATATTTTCCCTGCTGTAGTCACAGAAGCAGCTCTAATTTTAGAATCATCAATCAATCTAGTGCGTCTACTATTTCCAGCTAATTTTACATTAGAGCCAGTATGTGTAGAATTACTTCCAGGCCCTGCAATAAATTGAGACCCTGATAAATGAGCTAAATTTATTTCAAGAGTACCCGCATCTAATGATTCCCTCAATCTAGCTCTATTAATATTTATTACATAAATGCTATTTGTAGATTTACCATTTATTGTAAATTTATTTTCACCCGGATCAAGGCATAATTGTTTATATTGCCCATATATAGCTCTAGTAGGAGTATCATTTATCTGCCCTCCCTCATCAGAAGATCCGGACCCATTGTAATTACCATAAGCAATACTAAACTGAGCTTCTGAACCTAATGAATTAGACGAGCTGTTAAAAATTTCGTAATAGTATCTTTTCTGAGTAGATGTCTGTCCGGATGAAGTAAAATAAGTTGTTAGATTTCCGTCATTATTAGAGAATAAAGCTCTAGTGACAATTTCTTCTTGATTTGGAACTATATCTGAAGTTTCGAATCTAGTGAATATATCTGTATTTGCCATTTTTATATATTATATTTATTCTGTTATTCCACTTCCAGGAGTTGTTCCGGCAGTAATTCTATTTACGGTTATACTAATGCTTACTCTTCCTCCCGTTTCATTACCTGTTATAGATAATGTAGCTTTTCTTTGATTTAAAGTTGACCCCTTTGCTTTAAGTGTAAAAGATAATCCAGTAACACTAACAGCTTGAGAAGCCTCCATTTCAGAAATAGCTCTAGGAGTAGATGAGGCGGTGTCTTGATTGTTATTTTGAGCAGGAGTTGGAGTCACTCCTACGAAAGATGCAACATCACTATCAGATAAAGTAGCGGTGTAACCAAAAGTAGTATTACCTCCTTCAAAGTTTATAGTTCTAGGAGAAATTGTAATTTCTTCTCCGTTAGTTAAAGTTACAGCTGTTTGACCTACAGAAATTATAGGAATTCTAACAGTTCTTTTAGGCAGAGTGACGAGTTTATATTTCATCATCTGAGTTTCATCTACCACTGCTTCGGTTAGAGGCATATTTTCGATGGTTATTCCATAATATGCTGTACCTAGTGGATGATCTGTATTCCATAAAGAATAGTCTACTTCATCGTCTCCTAAGGCAAAGTGAGTAATTTGAAACTCATTCCTACCTCTAGCAAGTAATTCTCTACCTCTTCTTGTGAGGATAGCATCTACTGTTATTTGATTATTATTTAAATATCCCATTTTAAAATTAGTTTTATAATAAATACTTTAAATTTTTATTTTTATACCACTATTTGATTAGCGCTAACTTCTCTAAATTCTACAACCGGCCCTCCGTCTATGGTTTCTGTAGTGTCTACATTAAAATCTAGTCCAGTTAATTTACATCCTGTATATCTTAATCTATTAGATACGGAATCCTCAATGTATTGATAATTAACAGAATGTAACGAAGATGAATAATATTTTTTCAAGCTCATAGATACAGCTATAGATAAATCTTTTTTATAAAGTGAATCAAAATTAGAAGATATACTACTAGAATAATGATATATAACTTTTTTATAGTTAGGATTTATCTTTTCTGATTCAATATAAGATTGAGTGACATTGTAAGTTTTTCTATAAATACTACCTTGATTATTCACAAAGTAATCATTTTTATATAAATACTCTTGTAATTGTTTTTTAGTAAATGTAGAATTAAAATTGTTATAACTTGATGATATTACATAATTGTAATTTACATTAGTATTATAAAAATCATCAATATTAAAATTATTTACCTTCCCCACTATATTTTCTACTGTATTTATGTTAGATTCGTAAGAGACATTAGATGATATAACTGAAATATTAGCATCGTAATAATTTATTTTTCTAGTTCTAGAAATTTTATCTTTATTAATTCCATTTCTCTTTACTTTATATACCATAACTTCATCATAGGATCCACTTAAAAAGTAAAACTCTCCTAATAACGTATTATTATTTGTAATAGTTGCGATGCTTTCATTTATTTTTCCGGTATTATCAACTTTGTATAAGGATTGAAACTCTGAATTCATGTTTTCTACATCCAATAAGCCTATGTGATTGTATATATTAATCTCACTTCCTATTTCTTGAAGTGTATTATCAAAATTCAATGATTGATTATCTAAAGAAGATTCTATGAAATTATAGTAATACGGATTTTTTATAGACCCTGATAATTTTTGATATGTTATTTCAGTATTTATAGGATTTTGCAAAGATGACGTATACTTAATATACTCAAAATTCAAAACAGGCGGATTAGATATAGAAGAAGTGTACTTTTCAATAGACATTTCTACCGGCATTAGATAGTCTATAGATCCTGTGTATAAAATATATTCGCCTGTTTGAGAATCCGTTTTTATTATTGTTTTTTCGTATTGGGGATTGGTTAAACTAGGATTTTTTCTAGCTATTCTAGTCCTTTCTAGTAAGTTCTCCTCTAACAATACCCCAGCAATTAAATTCGCCCTAGCCGGAACTAATTGAGTGACTTGTTGAAAAAAGGAATAATCATACAAAGAAAATATTTCTATATATTTATTATAATTATTTCTGTTTTTATACTTTTTCCAATAATTTTCTCTGTTTACTCTCAAGGAAGAATAGGTGTCTTTGGATAAATCATTAGGGTCTCCTATTAAATTATCTAAATTAACATTTCCAAATTGATTAGATATGTCTCTATTCACTTGATCTGTAGGACTAAAAACAATCGCTAATTTATTTGAATCTACAGGAGTGGTATCGAATGTATTTATTTGCACTCTTTTTTCTGCTGATAAATTATTTACTCTAATTGTTTCCTCTATTCTTATTTTATCACTTTTTGGTATATTAGCCCCTATGGTAGGAGAATAAGAATAATAAATTTCAGTGTAAGGTTTGTATTGATTTTCCTGTGACCCTGAGAAGCCTATAAAACTAGCGGTAGTATACAAGCTTTCTACTCTGTTAGGATGGCTAGAAGATACGTATATATAAGTTGAATGATCATATCTTAAAGAGTCCACACCTAAAGGATAATATCTGTTAAGTGTATCAAAAGAAGACGAGTATGAATCGCCATGATAAGCGGCAGGATTCAACGTATGCTCCTCAAATACTTTAGATGAGTAAAAATCGCTATAATCCTTGTAAGACTGTAAGAAGCCCGTGAACCTAGATGATGTAGAATACGAAAATTGACTTCCTGTAGCTCCGCCTAATATTAAACTATGTGGGGATGATAAAGAACTTGTGGATCCCCAAGTAAATGATATATCCTCATTAGAATTCAAAGACATAGATCCAGAAAAACTAATCCAATTTTCAAATTGACCACTAGATTTTTTCCATTCTATATTTATAGATCCTGTTTTATTTGTATCATTTATATTTTTATCTGTAAATATTCTAACATTCCAAACATCTCCATCAAAAAATGGATAATAATTTGACTTTACTGTATTAACAGATAATGAAGATGTAGAGTACGTTGCACTAGATGCTCCTTTATATCTTAAATAGCCATAAGAGTAACTTCCACTGAAAGACGATGTGGATATAGACCGATAACTAACCAATTCTAAATTATTATATACTTTATTTGAATTTTTAGAATCTACTATAGACCATAAACTCATGCTTAAACTAGCGGACGTATTTGATTTGAATCTAAATTCCGATACTCTAGGTGCTGATGATTCCGACTCATTAGGGGGTATTCTTTTGCCCCAAGGTATTTTAACAAATTGATTTCCGTCAAATTTTAATAAATATTGATATCTGTAGCTTTTGTGAACGGGAGAATATTTAGGTGGTGCAGCTCCTCCGTACTCCTTTATACTTATTAGAGTTTGAGGTATTCCATATATGGATAATAATGATTTTATACTTCTTTCAGTACCTTTAGTTTTTAACAAATACGGTATATTATTTACAACTCTTCTCCATATTTGATGAGTAAGGTTCTCATGTGCCTGTGACGCTAATAGTCCTGTATTTGAAAAACTACCAGTAGAATCACTTCCTATTTTATATAGCCATAAGTCACTTAGTTGATACCCATTATTAACCTCCCATCCTAATGATTTTGCATAAGTTTTTAGAAGTTCATTAGGTATTCCTCTTTTTGGGTGTTCGTCTCTTCTGTGTATAGATGTTAATTCTTTTATAAATGCATATAAATTGTCAAAATGCTCTCCAATCATATTTAAAAATACTAAATACTCCGAATTATCGGGGTCATTTACAATATGTCCCGGAGTAGCTTCGTATAAAGAATTATAGTTTCTTATGTCAAAATTATAGGCTTTAGATAAAGAAGAAGAATACCAATAATTGTAAGTAGCTGTAGTGATATGGTAATTTATATATTTACCACTATTTATATATTTTGGAGTAGGCGTTAAGCTTCCCGTAATATCATAAGAAAATAAACTTCCTGTAGAGTAATATAAATAATTTTCAAAATCATCAAAACTATTTTTTAATCTATGTGCTCTTTTTAAAATTTTATCATAATCTAAGGATGGGTAAGAAGAACTAGATGCATTAGAATTTATTATAGAATTACTTTGGCTAGTATAAAACTCAATTAATTGTAATTTGTAATTATAATTTTTTATTCTCTCTTGAGCCGATCCATAAAATACAAAATTTGAAAAATTTGAATAATCAATGTTTAAAGGAACGGAAGCTGATGAAGATATAACTTTGTTTATTATATTATTAGATGTTTCTATATCAGCGTCCAATAGACTATTCCATGTAGAATAATTAGTAGACTCTCCACTTGTCTCACTTAGTAAATAATTTGGAGTTAAAATTCTAGGCTGGCTTACTATTTCTGGAGAGGATACAGTGAAAGAATCAAAATAATCCTCCGCCGCTTTGAAACAAATATGGCACATCATACCAGTATTTATTCCTATAGGAGTGTTTAGTAATTTTATATATATAACATACTCATTATCACAATCTACTTTTATATTTACTATTGTGTATATTTTATTTTCCCCTAAATTTATTACTATGTTGTTCAAATAACCTACGGTACGTAAAAAAGCAACTCTATCTCTAAAAGATTTTAATTTGTCTATTATTTCCGGGTTTTCAATAAGATATTTAGGTCTTATAGCTAATTTTAATTCTAGTTCATCCGGACTTATCTCTTGTATATAGAAGTATTGATTATTAATATTACCAAAGATATTATATAAAAAATTAAAACAAATCTTGTGTGTTCCTTCATAAATGTCAGAATCAAAAAATAATTTACAAACATCTAAATTAATGTCATCAAAAGAAGAATCGAAATCATTTTTAAATCCATATATTGATTTAGTTAACTCGAATTTAGAATCATAAACATGAATATCTAAAGAACATGGACTTTTTAATTCATCAATAATTGCTTTTGATATATCTAAACTCATAAAAGATTCATAATTAAATGATACTCCTTCTATTAATGAACTGGATTCTTTTATTTTATCTTTATTTACGAATCTATCTATCATAATTTATAATTTTATTCCTTAAGAATTTGTGGAAATATTAGGAAAAGATTCGAAACTAGTAGTATTCCCTGAGGTTCCATAATTTATATTTTGTGTTCCGCTACCTTCTGTGTCAGTTACGCTAAAAGGGCAACTGAATACTCCATTTATAATAGTTATAGGTGTAGTAGATATAGAGGATATGCTAGATTGTGCTATAGATGTATTGGAACCTCTGTACTGATATGTTCTTTCGTCGTTAGTTTTTACAATTTGATTCATATTAAGTTTCTCCGTTGTATAAATACTACCACCTGGTGTCTTGAAATCGCAAGGATCTAATCTATACACAGTTACATTATTAGGTGATACGCAATCATATAAATTTGTTTTTATCAATCCTCTAGTTCTTTCTATATATAACACATTAGTAAGTTGATAACCCTGTGTTGAGTCACTAATACCTTTGTATTGATATTTTGCATTGGTTCCTGCTACTAAGTATATTTGATTTATAGAATCAGGCTCAATGCTAGTATTAATCATAGATTTTCCATCTATAGAAAGACCGTCGCATGCGATTAATATCCAATATTTTATTTCTGGACAATCTTTTTCGTTTACGAGTAGTTCTAGGTTATTTGAAGAATCTACTTGAACGGAATTTAAAGGAGGAGCTAAATCATTCCATGTATAATATTCATTTGGGTTATTTTTTAATCTATATCTTTGTTTTGGAATAATAGGTTTTATCTTAGTGTATAAAACGGGAGAATCGTAAGAAGTACAACCTGTTAATGTCCAATACGTATCAGTAGTTGTACCACCTCCACCGGATTCCCCTCCACCTTCTGTATCTGAGCAAATAGGATAATCCTTTTCTAAAACAGGCTTTTTACTGTCTATAATTTGATTATCTTTTAAATCAGGATTATTTTTCTTTAATTGTGTTCTGAAAGCTGTATTTTTACTTTCATAATTAGGTATTGCATAATCAAATAAATCTTCAACCCCATTAGGTGTGCAATATGCAAAATATATAGGACAAGCTAAAACACTATCATCCCTTTCCACATTCACAAAGTTGCTTGGTTTACTAGTTAATTCAACCGCTGTAGTACTTACTGTAGTAAAGTACAAACTTTTATATATGTTCTTATAAAATGATTTACTAGACAAAGGCGCTATGTCTGTATAATATTCCTGATCGTACCAACATTGTTTTATTTTCCAGTATTTAGTCTTAACACCTCCTGTACTTCCACCTCCTCCAGGACTTCCGCCGCCAGTACCCGTTTCACCTCCAATGTCTCCCCCTTCTACATCAGAACAATCCGGATATTCGTCTATTGGTATAGGAGTTTTACTAGCTACTATGTGTTTATCTTTTATTGGTCCATATTTACTAAATAAATCCGACCGCTTAAATAAAATTCTCTCCTTTAAATCTGTATTAGTATAATTATCATAATTTGTAATAGATTCTTGAGAAGTTTCAATACCATCCTTAGTACAATAAGCGTAATATACTTGACATCCTTTTATGTTAGAATCAGTTTCTATATCTACTTCAATAAAATTCTCTGGCTTATAATCTAACTCTATAGCATTTAAATTTTTTATTATGTAATAATCGTATTGGTTATATCTACCATCTAATTCTGATTTATAAACAGAGGATAAAGAGGTAGGTTTTTTGTCCGTATAAAAAATTCTACCATCATGACATCTATATATAACCCAATAATTAGTCTTTTTAGACTCTCCACCTCCTGTACTTCCACCTCCTCCAGTACTTCCACCGCCGGTTTCCTCCCCTTTACAGGAAGGTAACTCCGAATTACTAAACACAGAAAAAGAGAATTTTAATGTACCACTTTTTATATTTGAGTATTTTACTCTTAAATCACTTTCAGCCTTTGTTTTTGCGTTAGATCTATCTGATTCATTATAAACTATACTATTTTGATATAGAACATCGTTTTGACAGAATACATAATATAAAGTAAACGTATTACCACATTTAGGGTATGAGCTTTCAGGTATTATATTTTTAGATATAATAGCGTTTGGATAAGTTTGTTTTATAGATGTTTCAAGTTTCTTATATTCTATTTCATTTTCTATATTGGTGTAAGATTTTTCAACTATTTTATTATCGACACAATAAACTGTATATAAACTACTCCAATTATTTACAGGAGTAGTTATACATTCCTTTTTAAGTTGATTTAATAATTCAGTTTCAATTTCTTTATCACTTATTATATATTTAAAAGAATTAATTGCAGACGGATATCCAATTTCTTTTATTATGTCGTCCTCTAATTTTTTTGTCTTTTTATCTAAATCAGCTTGGTTTTCATAAGAAAATCTGACAATTCTATTAATTATTTGCGAATTATTTAAACAGAGTGAAACATAAGCTGTAAATACTGATTTTCCTGCGGGTAATTCTTGACATATAAAAGCTTTTTTTCTATCTTCCGTTGGCTCTACTCCTATATAATATTCTACTAAAGAAGATTTTTTGTAAATATCTAATTGATTTATTTTTTTCTTTACCTCTTTTTCCATATCTTCCGGGCTTGTATTTGCGGGGAAGACAATTTTGTCCATAAAACCAGTATAAGTTCCCGTTGTAGTTTTTGCGCAATATAAAATATAAGAGGAAGGCCCGATAACAGGAGGTGTGCCTCCACCTCCTCCTGGAGGGGTACCACCACCTGCTTCTTCGCCACCTCCACCACTTCCCGGAGGGGTACCACCACCGGTCTCTGTTGGGGGTTTAACTTCTTCTACTGATCCGGATTCACAACAAGCATTTACTACATTTGTTATGGAAGGAGCCGTTGCGGGAGGCGGGTTTACTACGATAGGGTCTACAGGATCTACAATCAGCTGTGTTTTCTTTCTAATCTCGGGCGTCCAAAGATTAGATAAATCTATACAATTTCCGTTATTATCAGGATTTATAAAATAATAAGTATAATCTTCTAATTTTCTAACACTTCCTATGTTTTCATTTGGTTCTAAAGGATTTGGTCTATCTCTAGAATCTTCGGAACTAAAAGTATTGGATGTTGATTCTGGATTTTTAGTATTACCTGCTATTTTAACAAAAGTTCCTAATGGGTAATTTATTAATTCAGAGAAATTTGAACTTTCTATAGTTACTACGTTATTATATGTAATATTTCTTTCATACATCATAACTTCTAATGTCTCTCCATTGGGTATAACGCAGATAGAAACATTAGTAAGTCCCTCATTAACAACATCAGTAAAATAAGAAAAATTAGTATCTATAACTTTTGATAATATTGTGTCGGATACTATTGTTTTTTCAGGTCTTATAAAATAATAGCCAGGGTCTACAGATAAAGTACTCCCTTCTAATTTATAATTTATTGGAACATATTTTATACCTTTTAGATTTACTTTTAATTTTGGTTTGTTTGCTTTATTTATATCTTCGGTGGAGTATCTGTTTTTATTTTGTCCTTCTATTTCGGGAATTCTTTCATTAATTGTCCCAAACATTATTTTTTCTACATTTCCTTCATATTTTCGGATTACTTTATATTTTATGTAATCTTTACTTGTATCATTTGATTGATTCTCATTAGGGGGAATAGTTACAGATATATCTAATTTATTATTTACATTTAAGGCATCTTCAATTTTTATTAATTCTTTGGATTCAGATGTCTTTAATCTTCCGGACATGTATTTTCCATATTCGTCTATATTGTATGGCCCTTTATAGATATCTCCATTTAAGTATGTAAATTCGCCTGTAGATATGTTAGGTCCACTATTTAAACTATTAGGGTCTGATAGTCTATGTAAATTTGTATTAGTATTCTCTTCCACTATTTGCTAACTTTAAAATATATAGAATCATCAATTGTTTTTTCAATGTCTCCTCCATCCATCTTCACTTTAATTAGAACTTTATAATATCTATTTGGAAGAAATGTATTAAAATTTACT